TTTGTTGTAGGCGATAGTTTCATTTGCCATACCTCGCCTCCAATACTTCGATCGCTGTTAAAATATCCTCTGCATCAACCCATTCGCTCATTGGTATTTTTGTGGCTATTGCCAACTCAACCAATAACCTGTTTAGGCTTCCTGCTGGGTGGCTTTTGGGTCTGCATCACCGACAATTACATCGCTGACTGTTTCCATCCAAGCCTCAAATGGTTTAACTGGCTTTCCAGCAGATTCACGCTTATGAGCGTTATATGCTAAAAACATAAGATCCCACATGCCAAGTTTTTCTTTTGCTTGGCTAATGGTATGACCAGTTTGCTTTTCCCATTTTGCCCACTCAGGCGGTTGGGCTACATAAGTGGCTTGCTCGCCTGAGTTGTATTCAATTGTGATTGGTAATTTCATTTTTTGCTCCCGTTGTTAGATCTTAACTAAATGTTTCTACTACTGCGCCCTTTGAAACTGTGAAAGTAAAGGAAACAGTTTGAGCATCAACACCTGATCCGCCAGCAGTTGGAAACTCTGGCTTTACTGGAAAGACAAATTGTGCTCCTGATGCAGCTGTTAATGTCATGCTGATATCTGTGTCAGGTGCGCTTTCAGCAGCAGCCCATAGAGCCTCACAAACTGAGTTTGCTTTGCCCCAATCTGCCAACATATCCAATTGGAATGTTCCTGAAATGTTTGTTGTCTTGTAAGCCTCTCCATCCATAGTCTGATAAACCTGACGCTCATTGACTTTGGTTAGAACTGCGTTTGTCGCCTGTGCTTGAATATCTGTTCCACCTGTGAAAGATAAACCAACATCACGACCGGTAATTACGACTGTTGCCATGATTTCTCCTTATGCTGTTTGCGTATAGTAGGTAGATACTCGAACATCTGCGATTAGCAGCGTTGATGCACCAACTTGACTGACCGTCGGTCTTTCAACCGAGCTGACAACATATCCCGTTGGGATAACTGCCAGAACACTCATGATTAGTTGCTCGATATTGTCGAGCGATGCAGGATTGCTGTTGTATGCAACTGCAACTGAAATAGTAAAATTGATTTTTGAATGAATTGTGGATTTGTTGATCGTTTCCAATTCTAAATAAGGTGAATCTGGAACAACCACAACAGCTGGAGGAATTACCGACTCTGGAACAAAACTATAAACATTGCCAGCAACACTTGAAAGTGCGGTGGCTAATGGTGTGCGAATAGATGAAAGAATTGTGCTTGGCATTTATTGAGCCATACTTTCAACATCTAAATAAGCTCCTAAAATTCCTACACAGCGATTGAAAAGCGATCTCCCCATGCGAAACGGAGTTGCAGTAAAATCTACTCCTTCGATTTGTCCTCCTGCTGCAACTCTTGATTGGAAAACTTCGACTGAAACGACAAAGACGGCTGATCGAACAGACTGGTTTCCAACATAAGTTGATGCGCTAGAAAGGGTAGCAGTTCCGGATGGGATGACATTAGTTTCGAGTAGATCGGCATTAGTGATCGATGCTGAAAAGGTATATTGTCCAAGATTGTCTGCCAATACTGTTCGTGTGCCGTTGTATGGGCTTCCGCATCCTGCGATGACAACTGATTGTGATTCGGTAAATTCATGAATTCCTAATGTAGTGAAAGTGGCGACATTATCTGTCAGCGACACTTTTTGGATTGGGCTTTTGAATGAAACAAGCATTGGCAAAATTGTGTTTTCAGCTGTATCTATTATGCCGTTTAGATAAGTGTCGTCATACAAGGCAGATGACACACCAAGCACAGATCGCAACTCGGTGGCTGTAATTATGGTTGGCATGTCATCTCCTTTAGTTCTCCCATTATTAGCTGCCTAGGATCGGGAGCAACCCTAGGCATTAAGTGTGCTTAGTTAATTAAGCAACCATCCATCGGTAAGCGCCAGCGCCAACCTTGGTAGCAAGTGCGCCGTAGCCGTAGTATGAAACCTCAATTTGACCATTTAGGGCAACATTGGTTTGTAGGCGAACGCGTGGGCTCTCATACCATGTGTATGAATCTGGATTGATTACCATGATTGTGTTGTCGCCTGTTCCTGATAGGTTGCGATCAACGCGGAAGTTCAAACCAAGCAAGTTTCCTAGCAGTCTGTTTGAACCTAAATCTCCACCTTGATTGAAGTTGCCAATTAGGTTTTGATAAATTGGACGACCTGCATCAGCAAGGTTTTGGATTGCGCCCCATTGTGCTGGTGATGCAACAATGTTTTGAGCAACACCTAGAGTGTTTGTGTAGATTGAAACACCGGCATCAGAAATGAAGTCAAGTAATCCTGCTGCATCAAGAGTGCGGTTTCCGCCATCTGTTCCACCTGTTGATAGTCCGTTTAGAACTGCCTCATCAGTTGCTTTTGCATAAGCAAATTCCATTTGACGAACTAACTCATCAAAAAATGCTGGTGATGAACGATCCAACAGTTCAACTGAGAATGTTTGTCCTCCGGCATATTTCTTTACATCAACTGAAAGGAATGAGTTTGTCATTCCAGTTTCAATGATTGCATCTGCCTCAGTTTCAACCTGAACAACTGGAACAGCTGTGATTTTAGGAATTTCAAATGTCATTCCTGCATCTGGTAGAACGCCACGAGAAATAGAATCTACTGCTGGGCGATCTGCGTTTGAAAGTGGGTTGATGATCTCTGTCAATTGACGAGTTGGAATCAAACCTGCGTTGTTTGAAGTTGTATCATCCGCTGCGCGAACATACATCTTTGAATCATCATTTCCTAGTGCTGCACGAACTGAGTGCTCTAGGTAAGTTGCCTTATTTACGATTGGTGAGCGTGGCTTTGTGTAAGCAACTGGTTGAGCTGCTTGGATTGCCACAGGCTCAGATTTTGCAGCTTCTACCGCTTCGGTTGCGATAGGAGCATCTGAAGTTGTTTCAGACACTTTGTCCTCCTGTGTTGTTGTATCCTCAGCGGTTGCTTCGGAATTCTCTGGTGTATTTGTTGCAACTACCTTTTCAACTTTCGCTGATGCAATTGCAGGATCAGATACCAAACTGACCTCATGTAATGAACTTTTTGAGATAACCATTGCGCCATCTTTGTTATCCCAAGCATCAACCATTACGCCAACGGAAAATCCATCGCGCAATCCTGTTGCTGCTTCCTCAAGCGCATCATCAGCTGCAAAAGTCTTTGCTAGTTTGAAAGTGCCTTCAAGACCATTTTCGTTTGCAGTAATATCAATTAACTTGCCCAATGGGCGTGTTTTGTCATGCTCTAAAAGCAATTTGACAGGCTTTGAGAAATCAATGCTGTCTTTTGCAAATACTGTTTTGCCGGCTGAAGTATTGCCAGTTTCATTCCAAGCCACAATCTTTCCTGAGATGGTTCGCTTGTTTGTATCGGCAGCGGTTATGGTAATTGGGAAATTAATCTTCATCGGATTAAGTCCTCCTCCTCTTGGATTTGCTCAACGCTCATTGCGCCGATGCGGTTTAGGATTTCATAAACTTGAGCACGCTCTAATGCTGAACCTCTCAAGAAATCGTCAATATCAAATCGAACTTCTACACCATTCGGCACAAAATCAGCAGCAGATAATCTTTGCTCAATTGGCGTAATGATATTTCTTAAACTGAAATCAATAAGGGCTTTTCTTTCCATTACTGTTGTGCTATAGGTCATGCTAGTAGTTTCAGCAGATATAAATGATGCTGGAATACCAACTGCTCTTGCAATTTCAGTTGCTAAGTATTGGCGTGCTTCATTTAATTGTAATTTAGCAGGATCAAATCCAAGTGCAGTTAATTCAACATCAGCATTTAGAAATGCAGTTGCTCTTGTTGATCTTGCAACTTTCCATGACTCTAAAAGTTTTGTAATTCGCTCTGGAGTTAAGTTTGTGCCATTTGACTTCAATACCATTGTTGGTACTGGTTCTTTTGCATAAAGTTCAGCAGCCTTTTCTAGTTCTTGCGCTGCACGAATTGTGCGACCTGCTCGATTAAGCACGCCTTCATCTAACCCACTAAATACAATGATTGATCCAACACCACTTGCAGGAATGTGCATGCCATCAATTAGATATTCTGTAATTTCGGTTTGGGCAGCGTTTGTGTTGTATGTAATTCTGTTTGGTGCAACTCTAGTCCATGCACGAACTCGACCACCGTCGGAAGCAGAATAAGAATCTAATACCTGACCATAAGCAACACCATGGAATAACAAATCCTCAGCAATCCATGCATAAATAGCAGATCCGGCAATTCTTGGATCTGGTTGCATGATAACTCTATTTGGATCTAAATGTTCTTTTGTAAAATGATTGTAAGTTTCTAAAGGTAGCGATCCAACTGTTGAGCAAATGATATTTCTTGCTCTTGCTAATGAAGGAACTGACATCGCTTGTTCGCGAGTTGCAGTTTGTGCTCCTAGGAACAATCCGCCAAACGCTTGTTGTAAATTAAATGGCGTATTAGCAGCAGCTACATCTGTTTGAATTGTTGGTGCTTGATTTGTTAAAAATCTATCGAATAATCCCATTAGCATATAATATACCATAAATCAAAATTATCCGACTTGTATGTCAATCTCCGTTTCTACCTGTGTCGCAAAATAAGTTGCTAACGCCGAAGCGACAGCTGCACAAACTGCCACTCGACTAGCACGCCTTCCGATGATCCATGACCCATCCCCATAGGGCAGTTTCGCAGCGGAAAG